ATTTGTTTTTCCAGTTTGTTTATTCTGGTTTCAAAAAAATTCAATGTCAATGCTTGTTGTTGGTCAAAAGGCGCTTTACCCTGTTCAATATCTGTTGATAGTTTTTCCAGTTCACCAGCAAGATGTTCTATCAACATGAACTGTTCGGCATCTGCTGGTAGAGCGCCCATCTCTCCTCTAGGCCACTTGATTCTAAATTCTGTGTTTTTTTCTAAATCTGAGGACATGAGGGTTTGTTCAGTTTCGATACTGTTAAGTCGCTCGATAATCCCAAAGTATGCCCATGTGGCGACAGCAACTGCAACAATAATAGAAACCATGTTTCTAATTGGCATTGCTACATTTGTGTCATCTGATATTTTTGCGGCCATTCCACTCTCCCATATATCTATTTAGGTCTTGTCAAGATTTTGACAAGCACAATAGTTTGACGCAATTATTTGTCAAAATTACTTACTAACTTCGACCTCTTCATTTCTCTTTCTGTGACCGTTCCATGCAACCCAACCACCAAGTCTTAGTGCGTAGTATGCCAAATAGTTGAGAAAATGGAAACCATTTTGTTCTATGTTGATGTCTCTAAAAATTTGGTCTGCTTGTTTTTGAGTAATCTTACCCATAGTTTCTTTCTGGTCAGACTTGAGTAGAGTTGCATACTTATATGCATAATCATGTATTAGACCACCCATCAACAATACACCTGTCGGTGACAACCAAGTGTGTAAGAACTTAGGTATTGATGCACCGTCAAATCTGAATCCTTGTGGTATAATATAGTCCTCACCCATAATAGTGAATTCCCAATCATCGGCAACTTCCCAATGTCTAGTTCCTGTTAACCACATCCAAATAGCACCCCAAAATCCTTTGCCTGCTGTTTCAATTTTCAGTGGTCTTAGTTTCGGCATGACATGATATACAAACCCAATCCTTTCACGTTTGTTATCAACACCAAACATATTGATAATAAAACCTACTGCAATTAGTATACCAACTACAGTAAACTGCCACCATGTTACTGCTAAATCAATAGCAATATCAATCATCTGCTCCATCTGTTTTCTCCTCTGACACCGCTTTTTCGTAGTAAACGATTATCTCTTTTTGTTGTTCTAAGTATCTTTTTATATCTGCTACGTTAAGAACAAGGTTTTCATAATCTTTCATACTTAATGCGACAAAGGCAAAGTCACCATAAATTGCAGTAAATTCCTTTTGGAATTCCTCATAGTTATCTTTGGTGACTACAAATACTCTTGTGTCATTCAGTTGTAGTGGCTTCGGGCGTGCTACTACTGGTACTGTTGTCTTCTCCACTTTGGTTACTGTCTTGATTATTGGTTCTTGTCTCAGACTGCTGCAACCATTGAGGAAGAGGACGCTGCTTATCACCACCAGTGTCGCCCATGAAGTCACGCCAAACATCCGCTGTTGCGCCATTCATTTTTCCTTCTAATACTTTTGCATCTTTTAATGCCTCTACAACAAGATTTAACTTACTTAATTTTGCTCGCAGTTCATCACCATATGCTTCTGCTTTTTGTAAATCCTCTTGCAAAGATTTATTTAGGGTTGCCATTTTAGCAATGTCACCCTGTAATTTATTTACACTCTCTGTTGCGGTTTCTACTGCAACTTCCAACTGTGCATTGTTCTCACGCAATTGTGCAATCGTGTTTTGGGTGGTATCATAATAGTATTTAAAACCATATCCAATACCACCCAATATTGCTATGAGAGCGATTGCTCCATATAATTTAATCATCTTATTTCCTTATTCGGATTTCCAAATAGTCCAAACCCCCCATGCGATTGCAATTCCTGCTGCAATCTTAGCAAGTGGCGCCATGAATAGAATCATCAATCCAAGTGCAACACATACTGCACCATCCCATGATGTTCTTTCTTTCATTCTTCCTTTAATCCAATCAATCATCTTTTTTTCTCCTTTGTTTAGTCTTTTCTTTCATCTTGTTTATATATGCACGATATACGTCTGCGGGCCCAGTTTTACCCATGACCCTAGCACGTTGCTCCATTGCAATCGCTGCCTGTATCTTGTGTGCGTGTGTCTTTCCAGACTTTTCAATCTTTGCAACACTTGCTTTCGCATCTTCTACCGTTGCAAATTTAAGACCATGTATTGTGCCTTTTGGGTTTTCATCTGTGTACAAATCAGAGTGTTTATCAGAACCAGCAGGTTGTCCTTTCTTTCTTGGTATCCTTGGTGCCTCTAACATTCTGTATTGTTCAAATGCGAGTTTTGTATTACGAGTTTTAAAGTCTTTCTTTCTCATAATTGTTTTCGCAACAAGTTCTAACTCACCACCCTTGAGGTTTAGTGCGAACGGCATATTCACATCTGTTTTCATATCGTTAATCACAGCTTCGGCATCGGGCCCAAGTTGTGCAATCTTTTTGCCGTACTTCTTAAAAGATTGTTTGAATAATCTTGTCAACTCAGCAGTTGTTATCTGTTTCTTATTACGTTCATCATTTACCCTATCAAGAAAATGTCGAGTGAACTCAACATCAATACCAACTGCGGCAAACAGTTTATCTGCATACCGTTCAAGTTGGTCTAGGTCTGATTTCGTGATTTCTTTACTAGCGGTAAGATTAATGATAGGACGCATGGTATCAAGACCAGGCCCCATCGAATTAGCATTAAGGTCTGCTATTGGTTTTTCAAAATTGTATGCAACTTCTTTAAAAGAACGCATGACATCACTTCATTACCACACTAACAAGTTTCATTAGTTGTGCTTTACCACCATTATTGATGATATCCATCATCTTCTTTTTGGTGTCTGGTTTAACTTGGTCTAGTGCCTGTGTCAGTGCAGACGCAGTGAAAAGGTCAATACGCATTGTACCGTCCTTCATTTTGATTTTGTTATTTTGTTTTCTTTTAACGATGTTCTGTAAGATTGCAACATTATCCTCTGCAAGAAGATACTCAACTCCAAAGTCCTCAGTTCTTTCCTTTACTGTCTTTGCAAGTTTAGATTCTCTCTTTGCACGAAGCGTTTCCATTCTTTTCATAAATGCTCTTGCTTCTCTAGTACGACCATCGTACATATTTTTCTTTTTCTTTTTGACTACAACAACTGAACTATCATCACCAGTACCAGCAACAGCAGGGCCTGTCGCATTTGCAGGGGCATCTTCGTTCTTAATACCCAATGTTTCATCGTTGTAGAAATTCTTCATGATGTCTTGAAATTTTAAACTCATAGTTCTAAATCCTCGATTCCTACTTCTTTAATATCCTCTGCACTGACAAAGATTTTACTCTGTGTTGGCACATGAATTACAGGGAATACATCCACTCCTAAGATAGTATCAGTTGGTGCGATTGCTTCAAATACTTGAATCTCATCACCCTCTAATGCATCTGGTGTATCAGCATCCTCTTCATCAAATGCGATATCCTGTGTTAATTTATATATACCTTTTGGTAACTTACCATCCTCAAGTGTTACCTCTTCTGCAATAGTATCATCAAGTTCATATCCATTTTCTTTTAGATACTTGAGGAATTCTTTTTCAAATACCTGTGGGTCATCAACGTGTTCTTTAAATGTATCCTTTAACAGAAACAGTGCAGATGCATATGTACCAACTTTAGTACGCAATCCAGGCACCTTTGCAAACAACTTTTTGATATTGAAAACCAACTTGTGAAGAACTGTGTATGCATCCTTCTCTTTACCAAGTCTAAGTGTGGTGGGTTTATTTGTGCCAGGTTCAGTAATACGATTACCGTCTTTATCTATGATACCAAGTTTATACGCCTCCTGTTTTTCAAAAGGTGTGACTAGTAACTTAATAAACCTGTACGTTACAAATAAATCTATCGCTCTACCCATTATAGTTTCCTTAACGCACCAGACACAAATAAATCTTCGTGTACCTCTGGTAATTCTTTCTCAGGCAATATTCCCAAGAAATTCATAAACGACTTTAGTTGGGGCCAATACTTTGGTTCTATCTTGAACAACATAAGTGTCGTTGATGCCTCAGGCCCAAACACATTATTCAATACGATTATGTGATTAAGTAATAACCGTTCCTTTAATACTCCGTGGTCTGTATATTTCTTGAGTAATCTCTTTATATACTTGAACCTCTTCATATCATCATGAAATTCTTTCTCGCCTTCGCACTGTGGATTGTCGTAATGTTTCAGTGCAAATAACATCACATTCTCATTGGTTATTTTCTCAAACATACTACATAATCTTTGCTAGAATTCTATGCGTACCCCCACCTGTTCTCTCATATACAAAGTTCAATGAACGACCACTCTCGACTTCGTTATCAAACTCATCATATGGTGTGTCTCCACTTTTACCAAATGCGCCACCATACTGAACTAGAGGAACAGAAATCTCACCACTTTCCTCAGTAAATTGAACATCACCAAAATGAATACCAACTCTCATAAGTTTCTGTCTCATCTCAGCAACTGCTTTTTCTGGATTGAGATATTCTCTATCTGCAATCGCACCAACATATGCATTCAATCTTTCGACTACTGCATCACTGGTAAGGTCACCCAACATCATGTCACCATCAACAGGATTGTCACCGTCTGCTGGATGAGGAGCTTCCTTCATATATTGTTTAAAGGTTTTCATTCATCTTCTCCATGTTCCTCATCAAAACCATCATCTTCATTTGGATTGACTTCAAGAATCTCTTGAAGTGGTTCTGATTTCTTTTTTGTCTTTTCGACCTTTTCTACTGGTTCTACCTTTTTCTCTTCTTTAGAGACAATTGGCATTCCACCAGCACCATATCTTACTACTTCCATAGTTTACTCCTTATGATATCGTTGCACCAAAGTTACTGGTTACCACCCACTTTGTACCATTGTACATTAGTGTAACTGCATCACCTTCACTATTCCATACAATTGATGTAGATACTTGACCAGCAAGTAAGTTACCACCAGCAGTTGTCATAGTTGCATTGTTTGAACCACCTTTTGTTTTCATAACAATAGTTTTCATTTGACCAATAAATTTACCAGTTGCAAGTGAAAGTGTTTGAGCACCAGAGGTTGTATCAAGAAGTGTAAGACTTGATGTCAAATCTACACTACCAGTTGCAGTAATAGTCTGTGTAGTTTCTACTGCACCATGCATTGAAACGATGTTCCATTTATTATTTGAGAACATGAGGATTGCAGTATCACCTTCATCTTGGAAAGAGATTGAATCGTAACCGTTTCTTGCTGCTGGTGTTAGTTTGTATGATGAACCAGCACTTGGGTCAGTTGACATAATAACGACCTTCACTTGTCCATTTGTACCAGCACCTAAAGCACCAGTTGCAGTGGTGTTGTTACTTGCAGAACTTAGGTCAAGTAATGTAATTGAAGTGGTTGTGTTTACTGCAACACTTCCTGTAATGGATTGTGCAGTACCGTCTAGTGCAATGTATGTTGGAATGTTATTGAATACATTTGCAACAGTAATCTTTTTGTTAACTGGTGTGCCAGATGGGTCATCAATCACATGAAGCAAATCTTCAGATGCAATCGCATTACCCAAGTCTGTCAACGCAGTAATTTTCTTATCAGCCATTTTTTATCTCCTGTAAACCATCAACTCATCGCCGTAACGATATTGTTTGAACCATCTTCTGGTTCTGATGGAATGCTACTGGTAACATTTTCGTTACCACCATTTAGTTGTTGTAAGAACAAATCACACTGTTGGATTGCACCAGTTGTGGCGTACATCTGTGCAGTGATATTCGTTCTTTGTTCTTCTAGTTTACTAAGTGCAGACTTTTGTTTTTCAAGTTCTGCACTTAGTGTTTGTTTCCTAATATTAATCTCAGTCTCAGTCAATTGACCTGCCATAATCTACTCCATTATATATTAACTGTCTGGGGTTGCGATATCCTCTGCATCACCAGACATACTTGATGCGGCAACTAGAGTTTCGTAGTGAATTCTACCAGCACGACCACCAGTACCTACAGTCTTCTTGACCCAACCAACGTGTGCGATATCTCTTCTGTTATCGTCACCGTCTACACCAAGACCAAGAGTTGCGGTTGCGGTTGCAGTTCCACCAACAAATGAGTGTGCAGTACCACCAGATGCAACAGCAGTTAAGTCAATCTTTGTTCCAGCAAGTGCATTTGCGGCACTTGTTGCAAGACTAATCTTGTTTGCAGTTCCAGATTTGATTAGGTAGTAGACAGTTCCATCTGTAAGGTCTGCTTGAGCACCAGAACCACCTTGTGCATATGTCACTGATTCACCAGTTGAGATAGCAGCATAGAATGCGGCAGGAACAACGATTTCATCATCAGCAACAATTAATACTGTGTTGTCTGTTAAGTTCAAATTTCCAGTACCACTTGGGGCAGCAATTGTAACTGAAGGTGCAGACTGATAGTCAGAACCCACGTTAGTGATTGTGAAACCAGTTACTTTACCACCAGAGATGGTTGCAGTTGCTGCTGCAGTATCACCTACAAATGAGTTACTATCATTACCATCATTTGTAATGTCTAATGCAGTACCAGCATTTGCATTTGAAAGTGAAGATGCGATTTTAAAAGTATTATCATCAACTCTAATAACAAAAACTGCTGTGCTATCTGCAAGAGTTCCACCACTATGAACAATATTTGTTCCATTTGATGTATAAGTTAACTTTGTACCAGTTCTCATATTATGACCAGTTACAGTAAACACATCTGTTGTTTCATTGATGTTCGCTTGAGTAATTGTTCTTGCTGTTGGTGCAGCAATTGTTACTGTCGGTGCTGAAGTGTGGTATGTGTTACCACCAATTCTTTCGTAAGTACCTAGTGTTGTGTTACCGACACCGATACTTGTAATGTTGTCTACACCACCCAAAGATTCACCAGAGGTGATACCCAACACATTGTTATCAATATGCGGTGCTGCAGATGCAAAATTCAGTGGTGGTCTTGTAACCGTGGCGGCAACACCATTTTCGGTTGAACCACTGAAATTTTCAGTTAGTGTTAGTGCGGTATCTGACGTAACAGCTTTTACTCTATGTTTGACCCCACCAGCGGAAATGATGATGTCACCCACTTTTACTTCTGGGTCAAAGTTCGTACCAGAACCAGAAACAGCGGCATTTCCATTGGTGAATGTCATAGTACCTGTCAGTGCAGAACCATCATTCATACTCCATGAGCTCATTTTAATTTCTCCTAAGTTAGATAGTATATATACTCATCTATTTATGTTATTTAAAACCTAACCGTTTCAATTCTGCGAGAGTTGTAGTTGGGTCTGTATGATGTATTCCAACTCCACCCTTTGCTTCCCATTCGTGAATGTTCTTAATATAATCATCAATCAACAGGTTTGGTTTGTTGTTTATCATTGCAAATTTTTGTTTGTCTGCCCTCAATACTAAGTGAATACGAGACTTTTTTGTAAGTTTCGCATTCTTCTTCAACCATGCAAGTTTTCCCTTACGACTGTTTGGGTCTTTGGTTGAGTATGCAGATAGAATGTGTGCATCATACTTGTTTATAAATGACCACATTCTTTGGGCACCCATCATCCATTCAAGGTTTACCCAAAAGTCTTTGGTAGAGGAAATCTTTATCCACTTCTCCCTTTTATCCGCTCTTGGAAAGGGAACACCAAGAACTTCCTCTGCACCTTTCAAGAAGTTACAGAGCACCATATCCATATCGCAATAGATGGTTGGAAGTTCTTCGTTCTCCTCTGCCACCAAATTATATACTTCATCAAACCGTATCACTAGACTTTGTTCTTCTCATTTTTTGTTTTAGGCATCTTTGGTGATGTCTCAATCGGTGTTACTGGTTTACCAGTATCAGTCATTTTCTTTGCTTTCGCTTTTTCTGGTTTCTGGTCATCATCCATACCATCACCATCTTTATCATTCAACACATCTTGAGACTCAGATTTCTTTGCAGCTTCATCCCACATTTGTCTAACGGAATCTGCAACAGACATAAGTGACTCACCCATTGACTTTGAGATTGCCTTACGTCTTTTGTGCAAGAACTTATCTGAATCATCTACGTCACCATCGTTATCAATGTCCTTGTCCTTACGGTCTTTGAACTTCTTCTTAACAGCGTCTGGTTGAACCGCATCAAGACCGTCACCGTCATCAGACTTGTCGTTCTTGTTGGTTTCAGTTTTCATTACCTTTGGTTTAAACTTCTTCATGATTTCTTTATGATACTTGGTCATATCCTTTGAACCAGCATCAACCATGAGTTCACCACCAGAGATGTTGTCATCGTTGATATCGAAACTCATTAACTGAACTGCATCAAGCATCTTCTTTGCTGCCATTGCATCATTCTTGTTTTTGAATTTGTACTCAACATACTCAACCTTCTCATCAAGTTTTTCTTCCTTGATTTCTTGTTCAGTCTTTACATCATATTTTTTACCAGCAACAGTAAAGGTTTTTTCACCCTTTTCCTTTGCCGCCATTAAGGCAGCACCAAATGCATTACCTTCATCTTTTTTATCTTTTGGTTTCTCACCTCTCTCCTTTTTGGAGATAGCAATTGCAGCCTGTTGAGCAGCGGATACGGCTTCTTCAAGACTGCCAGGTTTTGTATCAAAATATTTTGACATTATTTTACTCCTTTAGTTATAGCAGCAGTATACGCTGACATCATGTTATGTTCAACTTTTACATCATGTTTTTGAACTGCAAGGGTTAAGTCCATAACCTTTCTGGCATTACCAGAGACTTCAAGTTTGTCTCCCATTTCCTTAACCTTTAGTCCTTTTTGTGTTGCAAGATTCATGATACTCTTTTTAAGTTTATCATCTTTAAATCTTGACAAAACTTCTTTTGCTTCATCAAGCGTATCACCTTCAGGCACATGAGATGATGTTAAGTACATATTCAGTTCAAATTTACTACCCATGTTATACACTTGAACTGACCACCTCTTACCTTTTTCGGTTTCAAGAGTGTATGAGTTTTCTTTGCCTGGGCTTGGTTTTCTTGGGCCTGTTGCAACTTTATTATCAATCTCATCTTTCTTAATTGGTTGTCCTTTTTTCTTTGCAAATGCAGTTGCGTGTTGCATTGCAGATGAAAAGTCTTTGTGGAATATATCGTAACCAGAAGCAGACTTACCAGCTTCAAACTTTCTTTCATCAAGTTCAACTTCTTCTTTGTGTGCGTAAGCGATACTAGACATATACTCACCCTTCTTGGATTTTGGATACATCTTCATAAATGCCTTTGGGTCATTTTTTGCAATGACATCCATGATTGCTTCTAGTGGAGAGGTATCTAAGTTATAGATAAATTTTCTTAAATCCATCAACTTATTCTGGGTGTATAAGTTTTTTGCCTTTTGGAAATCTCTTTTATCAAGCCCACCATCTTTAATTAATCGGTCAAAGTCATAAGCAGTTGATGCCTTGACACTCTCATCAAGTTCAACTTCCTCTTTCAAAGGATAACCAATCATCTGTGATGCCTTCTTATCACTGACAGGTTTCTTCATCATAACAACCTTCAAAGTCTTCTTATCTTTGATTTTAATAGGTGGAAGTTGTGCAGTTGTGATAATTTCCTTTGCAACCTTTTCAGAAGATGCAGTACCGACAACCTTGTCACCATCAGCAGTATCAATAACTACATGAGTAGTCTTCACTTCATCAAGTTCAGTTTCTTCCTTGACTGCCTTCTCCAAGTCATCTGCCTGTTTACCGTGAGTTGCAGAACCTTTTCTTAGTTTTTTAATCAAGTCCTTTACAAAAGGTTCATCCTCTTTGTCAAGTGCTTCGGTATGATATCCTCTTCCCTCACAATGGTCACAACCTTCGCCATTACATTCTGGACACTTGACTTTTTCAAATATCTCCTCGTTCTGTCTTTTTAGAACAGCAGCAACCTGTGGGTGTGTTGACAATCCCTTTTTAATTTTTTCGATTGCTCTTACCGCACCAGAGTAATTACCCTGTTTATAACGTGGGTCAGATGCAACACCGATTGCCATCTTGATTTCTTTTTTGGAGAACCCCTCACGAATTTCTGCAAGGGCTTCACTCATGCTTTTTCCATATCTCATTTTTATCTTCCTTTAGTTATCGACTTTTGCACCAGCACGCCATTGGAAACAACTCCAATATCTTGCCTTCGTTTTCGGGCCTGGGTCATCGCAGTTGTGTCTCGCACGAAATGACTTTCTTCTTTCTGGGTCATCACGATTGATTGCCATATTTGGGTCACCGAAACGAACCACTACGACCTTTCCCTTTTCATTCTTCACATAAACCTTAAACTTCTTGTTAGGGTTTTCGCTTGTGCGAATGGGGTCATTCAGTTTTACTTTTCTACCTTGATACTCTGCATCCTCTACGATATGGTCAAATTGTTCTGCACAATCGTCACAACAGGGTTCAACCTTTTCTAGCATTGCATGGTAGGTTTTGGTTAATTTACTTAACCACTCGTCACCATATCTCTGTTCATATTTATCTCTTACACTCTCACTAAGATACCATTCTTCTATTGACTCTTTAGTTACTTGTTGTCCAGGCGTTATCTTACGAGCGTGGTCACCGTAATCTTTACCAATCTCATAAGACTCTTTCTTTTTCTTCTTTGCACCTTTTGCTTTTGACCACAAGTCTGCATCAGACTTTCTTGCACCACCACCTGTCAAGAATGAATTGACTCTGGCAAAGGCCCACTGCTGTGGTGTGGTGCCTGGCCTGTGTCCAGTTCTCCATGCCGCCATACCTCTATCGTAAACCTTTTTAAGAATACCATATGGTACACCAGACTTATCTGACTTCTTTACAAGACCAGCAATCTTTTCATCCAAGAATTCTTCATCAATCTCATCCTGTGCTTTCAATGATGCTGGTATGTCACCTTTCTTAACAAGTGAGTTTATATAACCCATAAGTTGTCTTACGTCAACACCTTGTCTTTCAGCACCATGTCTTCTGACTACCTCACCAGCATGATAACTGTTTCCATGTCTTCCCTTGGTATCTGATGCAACTGCATCTGCATACGCTTTTACAAGATTATCCATCTTTTTTGGATGTGTCATATTGTAAATCTTATCACGAATTATTTTACCTATTGACATTTCGTGTATCTCTTCTGCGTGTTTCTTTGCCATTTTTGTCAAAGTTGCATAATAGATTGATTCACCTTCTTCTTTACCGTATCTGTCAATAAAGTCTTTCTTTGACACATCTTTTTCTAAACTTACTAATTTCTTCTTTTCTGCATCTGTCAGTTTTCTCTCATCCATCTTTGCACGTTTTTGCCAATCATATGATTTTTCATCTTCAGTGATTGGCCCACCCTTTGCCCAAGTGTGACACGCTCTTGCAGAGTGACACTTGAAGTGGTGCATCCAACAATATCCCAAACGACCATCATCATCAGATGTTTCGCCTGGCATACACTCTAACATTCTTGGTGATACATCAAACGCAACACAATTGTTACATACTGACTTCTTTGCTGCCTCTTCAGTTGTCTTCCAGTACTTTGCAATATCTTTCCAGTAATCGCCTGGTTCGTCAACATTCAGTGGCCCATAGTTGAAGTTCTTGATTGTTGCATCTCTGTTTGTCGTATTAATCTTTACGTCTTGGGTTGCAGGCGGACACTTCATTTCTTCTGTGACAGACTCACCCTTTGCACGTTTCATCTGGTCTGGTGTTGGAGCGCCTTTGTCACCAACTTTTCTCATCTTCTCACCAGAACCCCTTTTGATTCTTTCTCTCTTCTTATGAATGTTTGCCCAAAGACTTTCCTCAGTCTCACCATACATCTGTCTATATTTTTTGGTGTACTTGGACAGTTTGGTTTTTGCACCTTTATCGCCAGGCGCTGGTTTATATGCGGCAGGATTATCATCATCCATCTTCGCACCTTTTTCAAAGTGTCTTGCCCTAGATTGCTTGGTAGACTTTTTCATAGTTTTGCCACCAGCACCTTTTGCATAATACTTTGCTGGTTGTGTACCTTCTCTGTCCTCAACATCTTTATCTTGTTTTGTTTTTCTAACCTCTTCAAGATTATGCAACCACACTCTTCTCAAGTCCTCAAACACAACATAGTTTGTGCCTTTGCGAATGATTGTACCCTCATCACCATCTGTTGTTTTTACAACATCACCGACATTCCAAATCTCTCCACGAATATAAAGGTCACGATTTAGTTCTTCCATTGTAAGATTGAATTCTTCTTTAACGCCCATAAACTTACGAACATCATTAAACAGTTTTTCTCCATCTGCAAATCCTTTTGGAAGACCAAGTTTAAACTGGTCAAGGTCATTTGCAGTTGCAGCGGCACGCATTTTAGATGCAGACATTCCTGTTACACCCTCTGCGTCTGGGTCACGTTCTCCAGCAGATACTACCTTAATATCATCGAATCCATAGAAACCGTGTCTACCCTCTACACCATTATACTTGTCTAATAGGTTTGCAAATTCATCCACCCTATCTGAACCAACAACCATGACAATTGCCTTGTGACCTTTGTTATGCAGTTCAACTGCGATATCGAACACATTTCTTGCACGACTGACTGTAATGTTTCTTTTGTACTTTGGAAACATCTTCTTCATGTATGCGACTTTTCTTCCATGAGGAAGTGGGTCTTTCTTTGGGTTCTGGGAATGAGATGGATACACATACATAGGAGCGCCTGGGTTCTTACCCTGCTCTCTACCAAGTGCGTCTATAAGTTTTTCGTGACCAGTTGTGGGCGGATTAAATCTACCAAATGTGAATACAGCGGTATCGCCTCTTGCTTCTTTAAAAGTTTTCATATCAATCTCCCACTGCGTCCATGCCTGCCATTGCAGCCTTATTCTTTTTAATTCTTTCACCCTCACCAGCTTTTAGTTTCCTAAGAATCTTCTGTGATATCTTGTCAATCACTTTACGTTTTTTGGCAACAATCTTCTGGTCAATCTGAATACGTTTTTGCATGGGGAGTTCTTTGTAGTTGACCTCTGGGCCTAAACTACGTTTGATAACCATCATTTTTGCTTGACGTTTTGCAATCGCCTGTAACGCATCTGGGTCACGGCGTCTTACTCTTGCTCTCTTCTTCTTCATCTTAGTGGATGATTTCTTCGCAAGAATTTTCATACGTCTACTCATTTTTCTGCGATTCTGCATAATTTGAGCAGGCGTTTGTTTTTCGTCTATTTCGTCTTCAAATAATTCTTTAAAAGTTCTCATTTATCCCATGCCTTTATTGCAGTAAAGTTATTAAAACTAAATTCCATTCTGTCAACAAGTTTTACTGCATCGCCTGATACTCTGTCAATTGCAACATAACCCTCTGGGTTTGTCACTTTAAATCCATTACTAGTCTTAATAAAAGTATCAGTTAAACCTTTAACACTATTTAGTTTTTTTACAATCCCCATCTTTGCATTTACCAAATGTGATTGGAACGCAATAACCGCTTCTAAGTTTGTTAAATCTTTCTTAAATTCTCTTGCGTATTCTCTACCTTTTGTTCTTAGAACATCTTTACTTTTCTCAGTTTTTACCTTGTCAACCTCTTTTGCAAAATGATTTTCAACCCAAGTAATATATCCAGCAGCGTGTTGTTTTGGGTTCTTGATTGCTTCACCCTTACGAACCTTTGAGTTGTTATATGTCTTGAGTGATGCACCAACCAGTTTACCTGTCAGTGAGTTCTGTAATCTAAGGAACTTAGATAGTTTTGCAGAGTTAATTTGATGGAATGATTTACCAGCATTTGACAAGTGACCAGTTACTTCTGCATTTTCAGTTGATGTAAATGTTGCAGTACCAGATGCATCTTTGTATGTTGCATCATCCATCCATACTGTGGATGTCTTTTTCAGTTTACTGATGTTTGCACCGAATGATGCTTTCATATCTTGCAGTGCAGAACCAGTATATGTTGTGTGCCATACGACACCAATCTTTGCACTGTTGATTACTTTACCAAGACCACTATCTTGTGGAACAGCATATACAATAGTATTAGGCTGAAAAGTATAATACTTTGTGCCGTCAATGGTTGTTTTTTCAACATCGTCTGTAAACATGAGGTCACCTTGTAGTACCCCTGTGATACCCAACTTAGAAAATTCTGCAAGTGCGATTTTAAATTTAGAATTAAGTGTTCCAGATAAATCATCATCTATTTCTGCCTCCGTCTTGTAGAGTTTTGGTTCTACGTTAAACACAGATTTCTTTGCAACAAAAAACGTATTATCTTCTGGGTCAATACCAGCAAATATTGCAGGAGCGCCATCCCACTTCACAGTCATGTTTACTGAACTACGACTTGCACCAGAGAACATATCTCTTAGTGAACGCATGAAGTTGATTGCAGCACGACCACCAGGCACACCAAAGTTAAGTATCTCATCTTCGATATGTTCTAGGTGCAGATTCTTTCCTGCCTTATTTTCCATCAAACTAATCATTTTGCATATGCTGGATTTGGTTTGTAATCACACATAATATGTGACGGATACAATCCACCCTGTTTGTTACGAATGTTGATTTTGAAAATATACATTTTGGTCACCACTTCGATATCAATTCTCTTTGCAGTTCCCTTCTTTGGATATTGAACCTTGACACTACTTACTTTTGCAGCATCCATCATCTTTCTACGATTCATCTCATAGAGTTCAACACCCTTACCCTTTTTGTGTACCATCCAATAACCCATACCAACACCAGTTACTAACAACTGTAACAATGCTCTCATGTTTACTTTTCTGGTTACATCTACAACATCTTTTGGAGCTCTTCTACTTGCAGTCTTTTTATCGTATCCTTCAAAGGTTTCGATGAATCTTTTTTCATCAATACCAAGCATACCAAGAAGTTGTTTTGCATTTCTGTTTGTGATTTTTCCTGCTTTAAACTGGTCTTCTGTAAAAATAGTTGCGACACCAGCATTGAAAAATGTAACAGTGCTACCGTATTTCAGTGAGAGGTAATATGGATTACCATCACCGTTTACAGTAATATCTGTTACATACTGACCAATGTTGAGTTCTCTACCTTTGATGAGAGCGCCAATATCTGTAAACACAAGTGGTCTACGAGTATTCGCACCACCATCTAAACTTACAGTGATTTCAGAATGTTTTGATAACACCTGTGAGTGAAAGTCTTTCATGAAGTCTGGATACTTGAAGTTTGGTGAATCAACACCTTCTTCAATATAGGTATTGAGGTCTTTGAAAACTTGTCCTTCAAAACCAAATCCCATAGATTTAGTTCCAGTGCCGCCCCTTGAACCATTACCAGCAGAAACTTTGAAACCATATGTTCCAGAGAGTTTTGCAAGGTCTAAGTCATCTGCGACTGAACGCATGATTTTTATACCTTTTTCATTGGTACTTTTAGATATGGCAATGGGGTCTGCAACACCAGTTTGTGTCACAACATCGGTGAATAACGCTTTTAGTTTTTCCTTATCATGAGGAATGTCTAATTCGTCAATTTCTCCCTCAGACTTGGGAATAATATCGTATGCTTCAGATACGAAATTAGTAAAACCTTTCATTTCAATCACTCCATATAATTTATACCTCTATTTATATTATAAGTGATTTGGGAATAAAGTCAACCCCCCATTGTCAAAAAATTAGGTAGTGGATACTCACCAAACGGTTTGTGTTTGTTTAGATGGTAGCAAACCCTTGTTGCATCTTCTTCAAATTCACAAGCTTGCACAACTCTTCGTGTTGGAAGTTCAATGACTTCCCATAGTTTTGTCTCAAGGTTTACGTCAGTATAGTATTTGATATCCTGTTTCTTCTTATACCTTGAGGTCAGAGAATTTCTCATATCCTTTGCTCTTTCCAGCAAACGGTGTGTTATCGAATACATTTTCATCTTGTCCACTATCAACTAAATCTTCCTGTGCTTCCTGTTCACAATCATACAGACGCATCTTTGCTCTGTCTATTCCCAATACAAACCTTTTGTTCATTGTGGGGTCATTGTATCGGTTCTTCAATTGTTTGACTACAATCTGGTTGAGGTCTTCTAGTTCCTCTGTCGAGATGAGTGCAAACATTAGGTCTGCCGTTGCAGGCAAACCAAAACTTTCTGAAGTGTCTTCAAGTCCAATATCTGTCGATGTATAACCAGTTCTAGTTGTCTGGGTTGCAGACATAATCGGTACATTCGTTTCTACTGCAAGTCCTCTAAGTTCTTCTGCAATCGCTTTGATATAGAAGTATGAACCTACGTTTGCATTTCCTCTGAATCTTGAAGATGCACATATATTTAGATAATCAATAAAAATAATATCTGGTCTGAAACTACGCTTCAGTGCGAGTTCCTTAATAAGACTTCTGAAATGTCCAACGTGTGCTGATGCAGTTGGGTATTCCTTGATAATTAACTTTCCGTTTGTCTTTTTCTGTATCTTGGATAACTGTGTTTCAAACATCTTCTTTGGGAGTGTATGTAAGTCATCCATAGTTATGTTCATTAGGTTTGCATCAATACGTTCTGCAATACGTTCTTCTGCCATCTCTAAGGTGATGTACAGAACATTCTTACCTTGCATGAGTGTTGATGCAGCAACGTGACACATGAACAACGACTTACCAACACCAGTTCCAGCAAGTGCGATATTCAAGGTCTTTTGTGGTAAACCACCTTTTGTAATTTTGTTGAAGTAGTCTAGGTCAAACTGAATCTTCTCTTCTTTCTTGTGATAGAAGTCAAATCGTTCTGAACCGTCTTCAACATAGTCATGACCAACATGACTGTCGAATGATACTGCGAGTGCTTCTGATAGAATGGATGGGATTGCTTCTGGTGTTCGTTCCTTATCCTTTCCATCAATAATTCCTATTCCTTCAAGTACCGCATTGTAGATTGCTTTATCCTTGCAGAACTTTTCGGTGGTGTCGAGTAACCACTGCGTGTCAACATCTGTTTTTTCAAGTGAAGCAATGATGTCCACAATTTTCTTATAATCTTCATCGTTAATATCCTTACGATTGTCGAGTTCAATAGTGAGCGCTTCTTGTGTTGGTATCGCATTATACTTTTCTGTGAACTTCGTAATCTCCTCAAAAATTACACGTTCATTCCTATCTGCGTAATATTCTGGTTTGATAAATGGGATTACCTTTCTAGCATAATCCTCATCCCAAATCAGATTAGTTAATGTTGTTCTCTCTATCGTCTGTATCGACATATTGTAATGCACCCTCGTTTAATTGTTCGTCCATAATAAAATGTAAAATATCACCAGCAAGTTCAAAAAAATCATCACCAAAAAACTCTTTTGGTAAGTCATTAGAATCTAACATATCCCATTCAAAATGTAAAGTGGCTTTGTCAAATTCTTTGTCTTCTGAAATACTGACTTTACCATACCTGTAGACAACACCTTCGTACTTTCCTGCCTTTGAGGTCAGTCCAATACCTGTCCACTTCTGGTCTTTGTTTTCGACATACTTAAAATATTCACTCATGTCCTTCATTAGAGGATAAGTCCTTTTTGTGGTGTTGCAATTCCTGTTGTTGCTTCAATGTAAGCAGACTTGAATTGTTCATTTGATTCTGTTAAGATAACAACTCCACCGGCATAGAACATACCAGTTTTTGGATTCTCTTGCCCTGTCATACAAATACCTCTTGCAAATCCTACTTTACCATCTGGGGTATTAATTAACATTCTTGGATTTTCAAGTGTAATGTTTCCGTTATTTTCGTGCATATATTTGCCGATGTATTCACCAGCAAGTGTCACAAGGGATACTATTTTGCCCTTCATAATCATTTCTCCTTAGATATAATGTAGGTAACTTCCAACGATATATTTAGAAGTATCACCTGTTACTTTTCGACCAGCATGAAGATGTGTCCACATTGGTGGGAACATCAACAACCGACCAGCCTTTGGTGTCACAGAAATGCCTCTTTGGGGGAAATCTGTTTCACCACCCTGTGGTTCATTAAGATATAAAAAAAATACCAAGAACCGTTTTGCAGATTCGTGATTACCGACATCTACATGGTCATGAAATTCATCAACACCATTTGGTTCGTATCTTTTCATACGATACATTTCATATGCATATTGTGGTGGAAACATCTTATCAGTTACATCACAATCTTGCATATATCTCCAAACACATTTATTAAAAACGCCTTGCAGTTCGTCTGCATATGGTTTCCAGTTTGGGTGTTGTTGTAAGGCAACTTGTGTGAAAGAACGATGGTCTTTTAATACTTGTTTATCAAACTGGACTTCGTTTCTTTCAAATTCTGAAATGAGTTCATCGCACAAGTCTTTTGTTATGATATCATCATATGTACGAATATAGTTTTCATTCAAACTTTCAAACTGCATTATTATTCTCCATCAAATGTCTGAACACCATCCAACCAGTTATTATATATTTTGTTTCTGTTTTACTAGCAATCCCATTATGAAAGTGTGTCCAATATGCAGGCCAAACAACGCATCTTCCTCTAGTTGCGTTTACTGTTTTATCATACTGTTCAAAGTATGTGCCACCCTCATCCTCAACCGTGTTTAGGTAAAACATCCATGCTAAAATACGTTGAAACGCCACACCATCGTTTTCACAGTGTGACTTATGATATGCTTCGCCTGGTGTATATTTTTGAACATTGTAACCAAAAAATGGCATCATGGGTGCGACATCATTTATTAAACGACTATGCGTTCTCACATAATCGTCTATTGGTTTTTTCAATCCACCCAATACTATTTCGTTTGTTTTTTGGTCTTGAGTATTATTAAATGCTCTGTAAACTGTGGTGCATTCTCTTCCTTTTACATGAACTCTGGTATCATGTCTATCTGGATTACTTTCAAAATCCTTGATAACATTTTTACAGTCTTTTGATGTTATAGCATTGTCATATACTTCAATGAAGTCAGGCATCTTCTTCATTGTCATTTTCCACTTCTTGATTACCATATTTAAATTCTTTTTGAGCAACTTCATCAAGTTGTTTCATGACTTCCTCAGTAAAGAATTTTTCTGGGTCATTGTTAATTGTCTTACCAAATGTCTTTGTGCCATCTGGTAGTTCAATGCGAGTGGATACTGATTTGAAGATACCGTATTTGAGTGCAAGTTCTAGTAGACCATAATATCTATCAAGACCACGTTCATACATCAGACGAACATCGACCATCTTGTTTTCGATAGTCAAACGTGACTTCTGATTCTTGCAGTGAATGATATTACCTACAACCTCTGTACCGTCTTTCTCTTTTTTCTTTGAAAGATATACGATAGAGGACGCAGCATATTTAAGACCAGAACCACCACCCATTTCTTTTGTAGGGAACATAGAACCTACAACATCATATGTGTGGTTAGTGACAATCATTGGTACTTTTGCTTTACCAAGTTTCAGAGTGAGGACTCTGAATGCAGCTTTTAGAACTTGTGCTCGTGTCATGTCTCTTGTTTCTTTACCTTCGGCAGTATCATCAACCTCTTTTGTAGTTGATAACATACCAAGTGAATCAAGACACAACATGATAGGTTGTCTATCTGCTTCATCTTGTTTTAGGTAATCATCCAGTACACGAATTGCTTGTGTTCTAAATTCTTGCACAGTTGTGACAGGTAAGATAACCATTCTGTTGGGGTCAATACCTCTGTCAATAACCATCTGTTTGGTGATTGCACTTTCTGATTCAAAGTACAGGACACCAGCGTTTGGATTTGCATCCAAGAACGACTTCACCATTCCCATTACAAAAAATGTTTTACCTGTTGCACTTTCACCAGCAACAGCGGTAATCTTGTTTGCAGGCAACCCACCATAGATTGACCCACTCAATAACGCATTAAAGATGTAAGAACCAGTGTCGATAAATGAATCAACATCTCCTGCTTCTACACCTTCAGATACGAGTGCGGCATATTCATTGCCTGCCGTCTTCGCAATATTTTTCAAAAAGTCCATAGTTATATATCACCATCCTTTCGATTTTCGGAAAGATATGCATCAAAACCGCCTGGGTATCTTGACTCTAACTTTTCGATATTTGTTTCAATCACATCATCCATAGTAATACCTAGTGCGATACAAGCTTGTGCAATGTACCACATAATATCACCAAGTTCACGTTTCATATGATATTGTGCATCTTCATCCATTGGTTTTCCTTGGAAGAAAGCCTTCTTCACAATCTCTGCAAACTCACCCCCTTCTGCATTGATACCAATTGCAGCAGTGAGAATACGTTCTGGTGATACACCTTGTTCTTCAATAATTTCGCATGACTCGACAAAGTACTCAGCATCCTTAGATGCTTGACTTGTGACTTTATCAACGAAATCTGTGTATTTGTTAAAATCTACAGTCATCGCATTTTCCTTATATTTCATATACTGTATCAAATATTGTATGGTTTGTCAAGATATAAATTTTTATTCTTTCCAACAATACTTTGGTTCACCATCGTTTACATCATATATATTCGGATGTTCCATCAACGCACGGCGATATGGTGACCACTTTATACCTCTACCCCAATTCAACCACTCCATCAACTCAACCTTCGTGACTGAACCTCTTTTACGAATGTAGTGAACAATCTCGTTAAACTTATCGCTGTCACCCATAACTTTCTGGTCTGCAAGTAAGTCATCCATATATTGATTCATATTAACCACCTCATCTTTGTACACAAGTCTAGTACCAACCCAATCCAATGCTTTAGATGCCTCTTCATTTCTATAGTCTGGGTCATTTAGATATGTGTTCAACAACATAAAAGCATCATCGTCATCTTCAAAGAAATCACCCTGTTCATATAATTCATGATAGTAACCAGCATCATACATGATATAAGGAACACCGTTCATCATACCGTCTGTTGTTGCTACTGACCAACCACCATACTTCTGTTTGGGCGAAAACCCAACATAACACTTTTGTAATTGTTTATAGTACCAATCCTTATCACCTTTTGTTGTGATAACATAATCACGATTGGGTTTTTCCAAAAGCGGAATCCAGACTTTAAAATCTTGTCGCATCTCCCACAACTTATCACACACAGCAATAAATTCTTTGAAGTGTTTATAAGTATCTGGTCTATGATTAAATACAATAATCTTTTCTGGTTCATAATTTATATCTGACACAACATCACTTTTATCAACTCCTAAGTGTTGAGGCATAAGAATATTTCTCAACCTTTCGATTGTAATGTGGTTGAAGGTATCCTCTGCTTGTTCAATTACCAAATCTTTCTGGTGTTGTGTATTCAGATAACATCTGTCATATTCTAGAAGACCTGTCATATTCTGAAGAAAACTATCTTTAGGCCATGAAACAATTTGTTCAACATCAAACCAGTGTGAATATCCAAAAAATGGTGGAACATGGTGCGTGACATTATACAAAGTATTCTTCAAAGCGTGTGCGTGTTCTGGTAAGTGACACATTACCAAATCAAAATCAAGTTTTTCACCAAGCATCTTTTGCAATTTAGATACATCAAAATGTGAACGCATGGTTGGCGGATATGTAGGTAGGTCAATGTACATCTGCGTTACGTTGTCAAACTGTAACGATGGCACTGGTTTAGGAAGTATCAGATAGAACCACAAGTCATCACGAATCTCATTCAACAGTTTTATCTGTTTCTTGATTACTTGAATATAACTATCTTTTTCCAAGTCTTTTTGGAATGTTATGTTAGGATAAACCAGAACACGAACTGTGTTCTGGTGTTTTATTTCTTTTCCTATATCAAAGAGGTTCATTGACTGGCGACAAACTCATTTGTACTTGTCCCTCTTTTATTTTATTAGTTTTTATAATCTGCACATTACCTTTCCAGATTTGTAAATCTTTATCATCTTTATGGTTTGTGTACCAATCACTCAGTTTCATAGTTTTTTTATTGTTAATATCTGGATTGCCCCAATCATTAACATCTAAAGAAGAAAAGGCAACAAAGATATTTTCAAAGTCAACATCATGTGCAACTAGAATATATTTACCCTCTCTGACATTTTTACCACCACTCCATTTAGTAGCAGCACCATGACCATTAAATTGTGTGCATTTAACTTCAATCTTTTCATCATCATCAATAAAATAGATATCTGGGTCATCTTTATGACCAGATGCAGTTCTTACATTATAACCCATCTCTTTAAGACAACCAGCGGCGACACTCATAAAGGTATGACTTAATATGCCCGTAAAAGCACCAGACTCCCATTTTCCACATTCATTATTACCAAAAGGAGATATCTCAAAGTCTTTAAACTTCATTGACAAATCTCTAATATCTTGTGCATATTTTATTGCTTTACCAACCAATTTACTTTGCACTCTTGTATCAGAAAACAATGAAGCGAGATTCATTCCATTTTTTTTAGCAGGAGTTACATTTGCACCTAACTGACCAGTAGCAAGTTTCCAAGTATGTTCAACACTACCACCATTATCAACAACTTGCATCAGTTCTGGTTCATAGTGCATGATTTCTTCCAGATATCTGCAATACTTTTTTGTTAGTCCAATTCTTTTTAAAACAGCATCTCTCTCAATAGTCGGCATATCAAGACCATATTGTTCTTTATATGCATCTTTTAATGCTTGAAATTCGCCAAGTAATACGCTCCATACCTTTTTTCTAACAATATTACCATCTATGGTATGTGTTATTTCATCATATGGAGCAGATGAATCTGGTGGTGGTGCATCACTAGGAATTGCCCAGATATATTCAATATCTTCTTCTATAGCAGCAAAAGTTCTTGTATGACCTATATCAATCATTCCACAAGGCCAATAGGTTACTGGTTGCATATTTGCAATCTTACCAGCTTTAACTCTCTTTCTCATTGATTGACCAATATCTTTCGCTGCTGATTGGTCATAGATACTTTCATTTGTAGGATTTGGTGTTAAGTCTTTTGCCTTAACACAAGTCTTACCGTCAATAACTTTTACTTCAATTTCTCTCATAATATCCTCGTATTGATTAGTTGATTTATACACAATGTACCATGTTCTAAGAACAATGTCAAGATGTTTTATCTGATAATATCAATTTTAGCCATCGTATTTTTATTCCACACCTCAAGTTCTTTACGAACCTTTCCTTCTGCAATCATCTTATTGTAACGCTTGGTAGCAAGTTTTTTCCACCATGCAATTACAGCATCAAGTTCAAATCTATCATAATTTTCTGCTTTTGTCAAGGTATCCGTCTTACCCAATAATACATCTTTTGTATTTGAGTATCCATATTCTGACATATAGAATCTCTTTTGTGTAGTAACACCACTTGCATCTTCCATCTTTTTACAAAAGATATCGTATGCTTCTTGGTTGTACTCTTTTAAATTCTGTTTGATGATACCGACCATTTTAGTTTGATACTTCAGTTTTCTACTAGATGCACCTTTGTGAATAAGCGGTTCACCATCGTTTCTTTCTTCAAACCAATCACGCAATTCAAAATATATCTCTTCACCAAGTGTCAACAAGAACTTAGATTGTGTATCACCCTTGTATCTCAAATAAGGACGCATACCATCATACATACTAGCACCTTTGATATTGCCGTATAATGAAGTCGTTTCAAACAAACAAAACTCTGTATTATATTTTTTGTTCAACATTCTACGACTATCATGAGAACAACAGATAGCAGCAAGAAGTTTACCACCAAGATAGTTGTAACCAAACGGTTGCACAGGAACAATATTAAATCCCATGATTGCACGCTTGTTAAAGATATCTAAGTCAGGCACACCACCAAGATAATCGTTTCTTGGTTTAGAATTAATTAGTGGTGACCCAAAACGAATAAATCCAACCACGGTATCAGTAGTTGTTTCCATAACAACAAGTTTCAAAGTCTTGCCTGGATTTTCATCTGGACTAAAAGATGCAACCTTTTCTAACATTGTGTCAAAGGTCTTACCTTGCATCTGCACGACTTTGAAGTTCATGTCCTCTGGGTGCATATCATAATTTTGAAACATATCATCCTCTAGACCAAAGCCAGGCAGAGGTGTAGGAATATCCTTTACACGTTCAATCTTGCGAGAACGAAAGTAATCGTCAATTCTTTTGAAATCGTTGAAGTACATAATCAACTTATGTGCTACATCGAATGCCTCTTGTCTCTCCAACTTCACGAAAAGAATGCCTCCAAGGATGTTTGTGTGCCATATGAACGGTCAATATTCCACTGAATGTTATCTGTAATAAAAGTCAATGGTTCAACAAATGCCTTTTCATATTGTGTATCATAGTCGATATACTTGTGAATGTCAAGTTCTTTTGGAACTTTCGTAATAAATGAGATTACGTTTACACCAAGTGGATTAGGTTGACGCAACTGGATAAATCGAATCTTGTCTCCATCTTGTATAGCTGGGTATTTGTGTGTTAATTGTTTTTCGTTAATCATATGATTGTAAACCAGACTTCCCTTGATATGCATTGGACATCCTTTACGATATATAGAAGCGCTGTTACGAAACTTACTAAGTCCGTTAACTGAACGAGGGAATGCAATATCCTCAACTGGCAAACTAGTAAACTCTTTACGAAAATCCTGTATGAAATCGTTAAGTTCTTTTTCATCACCAGACATAATAATCTTCAGTGCTTCCTTAATCTTCTCACGACATGGTGCAGGCGTTGATGACTTAACTGCTTCGATGCCCATAATCTTGAGGGATGGTTCTTTATATCGAACACCTTCAACATCCCACGCATTGAGGATATATCTCTTCTTTGCAGTCCAGATACCTTTGTCTGCAATCACCTCACGTTTCATAAACATCTTCTGGTCATATGCAGAAACATAGTCAGCAAGTTGTTTGTAAGACTTGTCGATAAATGGTTCAATCTTTTCCTTTGCAATCGTATCTAAAAAGTCGATTGGGTTCTTTGGGTTTACCTTTTCAATCAATGCATCAAATGTAACATAGATTGAATCTGTATCAGATGCAATAACATAATCCATATCAGTATTTAGCAATTTGTTTAAGT